TCGACCCAGCCAGGCTGTTTGCCGTCAATCGCCCGCCGGAACCGCAACTCCCCCCGGGAGTGGCCGATGATCCGGCGATCCGTCACTTTGCCAACCTTTACGGCAAGACGGCCAGCGAAATGCAGTCCCTGCGTAACCAAATCCAAAACATCCAAGCCACCGAGCAGAAGAAGTACGAGCAGGAAACCCTGAAAGTCGCCCGCCGGAACATCGACCAGTGGGCCGACGAGAAAGGCCCCGACGGCGCACCCGTCAGGCCCGATTTCAATGAGCAACTGCCGTACCTGCTCAAGTTGTTTCAGGCCGATCCCAACTACGATCTGGCTGAAGCATACGACATCGCGCGCAGCATGAACCCCAGGACACGGGGTGCGGCGCTCGCCGCCGAGCGGGCAAGGATGCAGTCGCAGCAATCGGTCGCCAAGGCCCAGGCTGCGAACCGTGGCAATCTCCGGGGGGTGACCTCCCCGGTGTCGAAGCCCACGGCGAGGACGGGGAACGGAGGTCTGCGCGACGTATTGGACGCATCAGCTGATGAGGTTGGCTTCTAGCAATAGGAGCCGGTTGTGGCCGAACCAACAGTAAACCAATTAGTTGCAACTACACTTGCTAACTACCATAAACAATTCGCGGATAACGTATCGAATAGTAACGCTGTAACGGCTTTACTTCGACAAGGTAATAGAATGCGTAGTGTAGATGGTGGGCGTTCCATTGCCTGCCCGCTGACCTACGCCGAAGAGACGTTTGCCTGGTACATGGGCAGCGAGCTTCTCTCCAGGGCCGTCAAGGAAACCATTTCGGAAGCCGACTACGAGCCGGCCAACGCGGTGGCCTCGATCACCCTCAGCGGCCCCGACCTGGCCAAGAACAAGGGTCGCGAGCAGGTGCTCAACCTGCTCGAAGGCAAGATGACCAACGCCGAAAACACCATGAAGAACAACATCACCAAGGCGATATACGGTGATGGCACCGTGGCGAAATCCTTCGCCGGCCTGAAGGCGTTCGTCACCGACGCCGGCACCGGCATCGTCGGCGGCATCGACTCGACGACGTGGGTGTTCTGGAAGAACCAGTTCGCCTCCATCGCCAGGGCGACAGGATTGCAATACCCGGCCCTCAAGGCCGGCCTCAACAGCCTGTGGATCAAGCTGATCCGTGGCACCGAGCACCCCGACCTGGTGCTGACCGACGCCGAAATCTACTCGACCTACGAGGGCGGCCTGCAGGAGAACCAGCGTTACGCCGACGCCGCCTTGGGCGCTCTCGGTTTCGAGACGCTCAAGTACAAGTCGGCGGCAATGGTCTTCGACGGCGCCGCCACCGGATTGGCCGGCGGGTACATGTTGAACACGAAATATATGAAGTTCGAAATCTACGAGGGACGGAATTTCGAGGCGCTCGATCTTCCGGACCAGAGCGTCGACATGGATGCGATCACCAAGCACATCGCCTTCATGGGCGCCCTGACCCTCAGCAACCGTTCAATGCAGGGCCGGATTCTCTTGACCGGGACTTGATGGCACCCCGCATTGGAATGGGGGCGGCGTTCTTCCTCAAAACTGACGCCGCCCTCGCCAACCCAAAGGAAGACCTCATGTCCGACACACCGACCTTGGTTCGATTCTATTCCGGCTGGGAAACCGCCGGCACCGGCTCCGACGGGATGCCGCTCTATAAAGAGAACATCATGATCCGGCTCGACCGGCCTCCCTTCCTCAGCGTCACCCGCGTCGCCGAGGACGAGGATTTCATCTATCACTCGATGGCCTTCGAACTGTTCCAGAAGGAGCAGTCGGCTCGCAAGGTCAGCTATTCCGAGGGCTATCCGCTGGCGCTGTGGCCCGCCGTCAGCGAAGCCGAGTTCAAGATGCTGGTCGACCGCGACATCGTCACCGTCGAGCAGCTGGCCAAGGCCAAGAAAGCCGACATGCCAACCGCCCTCAAGGAGCTTTGCGACCGCGCCGCCAAGTTGGTCAAGCTGCAGGCCGGCGCCGCCAAGTACGAGGAACTGCTGCGCGACAGGGATGGCCGCATCGAGGCGCTGGAGGAGCAGGTCAAGGAAGCCGTGATCACCATCGCCAGCCAGAAGACCCTCATCGAGCGTCTCTCGATCAGGGGAGCCGGCTAAATGGCGCAACTGATCTCCGTCCTGCAGGCGGTCAACGATGCCTCGATGGAGATCGGCATCACCCAGAGGCCGTCCAGCCAGGCGCTCGGCTCCGGCGACGAGGACATCGTCCAGATGACGGCGCTGCTGACGGCGGTCGCCGACGAACTGCTGATCGAGGAGCCCTACCAGGACCTGTTCGGTGACGGCAACTGGCTGCTCGACAAGGATGGCATCACCTACAAGGCGCGGCCCTCCGACGACACCGACCGCATCCTGTTCGATAGCCGGCTAACCATCTCCGGCCTGAAGTACCGCTTCCTGCAGGCCAAGGGCCTCGAGTTCGGCGAGCAGATGCGCGATTTCATCGTCCGCATGGGCAAGATCGCCGTGCGCGCCAACCAGCGGGTGCTGGACCTCGACAGCGAACCGAGTCGACAGATTTAAAGGAGAAGAGCGATGGCCCAAGGCATATTGAAGAGCATCTTCGGCGGCGGCATTCCGCAGAACGCGCAGGGCCGCAGGCCGGCCTCGATGAGCGACCGCGACGCCGGCGCCCGCGACACCGTCTATCGCAAGCCGGCGGCCAAGGCGGCCCCGGCCAAGTCCAGTGGTGGCGGTGGCGGCGGTCACAAGAAGCATGGCGGCGGTGGCGGCGGCCCGCTCACCACGTCCGCGATCCCAACAGCGCGGCCCAATACGACCCTCGGCGGCACCCCGACAGCCGGTTACGAGCCTATTGGCAACGATCCTCGCGGTACGCCGGACCCTTTGCGGCCACCGATGGTGCCGATGATGCCGCCCCTCACCGGGGTGCCGCCGGACCTGCTGAACCCTGGCCCCAATCTGACACTCGGCGGGACGCCCACCCAAGGTTACGGGTCGCCTTCGACCTTCCCAGGTCGGCCCGACATTCCGCAGACGCCGCCCACAGGCCCCGGTGGAACGCCGCTCGACGCCGGCAACATGCGCGGCAGGCCCGATCCGATGATGCCGCCGATGATGTCGCCAACCAATCCCACCAGCCCTAGCCGCGATGAACTGGCGGCGATCATGCGGCAGCCGGGCATCCTGAGTTCCCTGAATGGCGGCGCCAATGGCCTGCCGTTCGGCAAGGCGCTCGACGCCGCCGGCCAGAAATACCTGCCTTCCCTCTTCGGGGGCGCCTACCGGTGAGAATGCTGCCGACCCGATATGCCAGCAAGATGGCCTCCTCGGTGGTCAAGAAGGACCGCGCCGACCTCGCGCACGTCTCGGTGCCGTCGAAGGGCCTGTCGCTGCTGGCGCAGTCGAACGTCAGCGACGCGCAACTGGCAGGGATACTGACCAATTTCTATGTTGATGACGACCGCATCACCGCCCGCGCCGGCTACAAGAAAATCGCCACCTGCCCCGGCGGCCAGCCAATCGAGCACCTGGTCCCCTACTACGGCCAGCCGGAGCAATTGGCGGCGGCGACCAACCATACGCTGTGCGACGCCGTCACCGGCGCCGTGCTCAAGTCGGGCTTCACCTCCGACGATTGGTATTGGACGTCGTTTTCCAACCTCGGCGACGACGAGTACACCGTCATGGTCAACGGCGCCGACGGCGTCTGGTCGTGGAATGGCAGCGCTGTCGCGGCGCTGGCTCCTGTCACCATCAGCAAGATCGAGCACACCAACCCGGCGCGCTGTACGGTCGCCGCCGCCGACATCGCCAAGTTCGCCAACGGCATCACCGTGATCATATCAGGCGCCGACGCCACCCACGCCAAGGCCAACGGCGCCCACCGCATCGCCAATGTCGGCGCTGTCGTCAACACGTTCGAGCTTGTCGGCGTCGATCTCACCACGGCGTCCGTCGACCAGACCACCGGCACGATGACCGCGACGGTGCAGGGTTCCTTCGAAAAGCAGGGGTTGACCAATCCGGTCGGCAATACGTGGCTGAATCCGAACAGCTTCCACATTGTCTTGGCGCACCAGAACCGGCTGTTCTTCGCCGACCAGACCAATTTGGCGGTGTATTACCTGCCCATCCAGCAGAAGGACGGCATCCTCGACGTGCTGCCGCTCAACGCCATCTTCAAGCGTGGCGGCTCGATCCGCGCCATGTACACGTGGACTGTCGACGGTGGCATGGGCATGGACGACCAACTGGTCATCTTCACCACCAATGGCGAGGCGGCGATCTACAGCGGCGTCGACCCCGACAGCGACTTCTCGCTGGTCGGCGTCTACCGCTTCGACCCGCCGATGTCGAAGCATTCGGTGTTCAACTACGGCGGCGACCTCTACGTCCTGATCCCGACCGGCGTCACGCCGATGACGGCGATGATCCGCGCCGGCAAGGAAGGGCTGGAGGACGTCGACCGCAGCCTGGTGCCGATCTTCCTGCAGGCCAGCATCAACCATCGCGCGCAGCAGGGCTGGCAACTGTTCCTCAACCCGTCGAGCGGACGGCTGTTCGCCAACCTGCCGCAGGGCGGCGGGCGCTACCAGCAGATGATCCGCCATATGCCGAAGGCGGTCTATTCGCTGTTCGATAACATCCCGGCGCGCTGCTGGGGGTGGATCGACCCCTATGTCTATTTCGGCGACGATCTCGGCAACGTCTACCAGATGCATCCGCAATATCTCAGCGACGACGGCGCGCCGATCCGCGTCGACGTGCAGATGGCGTGGTCGCAGTTCAGCACCCCGACGCTGAAGCATTTCAAGATGATCCTGCCTTATCTCATCACCGACGGCCACCCGCGACCGCAGGTCGACGTCAAGGTCGACTACGACACCTCGCCGCCAACCAACCAGCCGGAGATTTCCGGCACCGCCGAGGGTGGCGCCAGCTGGGACACGGCGACCTGGGATGTCGACGGCTGGGTCGGCGGTGGTCGCAACTGGTCGAACTGGACCGGCGTCGGCGCGCTGGGCCGCGTTGGCGCCGTCCGGCTGACGGCGCAAATCTCCGATTGTTCCTTCGCTGTCGCCGGCTGGGACATCCTCTATGAGAAGGGGAGCATCTTCGGATGAAGGTCGACTTCCATCCCCTGCGCCACGACGCCATCGCCGTGCTCTCGGCGGCGACCGGCATCGACTACAGCAAGACCGAATTCTCGCGCGAGCACGAGTGGTTCTGCTGCACCTCGCGCAATGAGTTCGACCAGGTCGCGCTGGTCATCGTCTTCGAGTTCAAGTCCGAACTGGACGCCCACGTCTCGACGGTGCTGGTCGACCACCGGGCGCTGACCCGGCGGCTGCTGACCGCCGTGATCACCGCCGTCTTCCGGCGCGCCGCCCGCATCACCGCGCTGGTCGAGCCGACCAACGAGGTCGCCATTGGGCAGATGTGGCGCATGGGCTTCAAGCACGAGGGCTACATCAGGCGGGCCATCAACGGCGACCGCGACGCGCTGTTGTTCGGGCTGCTGCCGGAGGAATGCCCCTACCTCGTCGGCAAGTCGTTCCGCTTCGTCAGGGTCGAGGCGACGCATCCAACCCACCCCGGAGTGAACTGACATGTCCTCGCAACCGAAGCCGCCCGATCCCAACCAGCAGGCGCAGGCGCAGAACAGCCAGAATGCCTACTCGGCGTTCTACAATTCGGTCGCCGGCAACGCCAATACCGTCAATCCCTACGGCTCGACGACCAGCAAGGTGTCGAGCTACACGCCCTACACCGATCCCTACACCCACACGACGACGCAGGTGCCGCAGTGGACGCAGACCACCACCCTGTCGCCCGAGCAGCAGAAGCTGTTCGACCAGGAGAACCAGGTCAAGTCCGGACTGGGCGGTCTCGCCAACCAGCAGATCGGCCAGCTGACCGACGTGCTGGGCAAGCCGTTCAACACCGAGGGCCTTCAGCCATGGCAGACCTACGGCCAAGGACCCGACCTCAAGATGGAGCAGGGGCCGACCGACAGGGCCAGTATCGAGAAGGCGATGATGGACAGCTACTACCGGGGCGTCCAGCCGCAGCAATCGGCGCAGGACGCGCAACTGGCGGCGCGCGGCATGAACCCTGGATCGCGAATGGACTACACCACGCAGAACCAGAGGTCCGACGCCGCCGCCGAGCAGACGCGGCAGGCGTATCTCGGCTCCGGTCAGGAAAGCCGCAACGCCATGGAAGCGCAAAACAAGGTCCTGCAGCAGGGCTGGCAGAACGCCAACACCCGCACCGATCAGGGCAATGCACTGCGCCAGAGCCAATTCGGCGAGAACCAGCAACTCAGGAACCAGCTGGTCAACGAGGTCTCCGCGCTGATGGGCGGTGGCCAGGCGACGGTGCCGAACGCGCCAACGTGGCAGGGCGGCACGGTCAATCCGTTCGACATCGCCGGCGCGCAAAACAATGCCTACAACATCCAGGCCCAGCAGGCTGCCAACACCAACTCCGGCATCTTCGGAGCCCTTGGTAGCGTGATGGGCGCCTTCAACCCGCTGCAGAGGATGTTCGGCTGAGATGAAGCTCACGCACGACCAGATCGTCGCCGGCCTCGTCGAACGTGGTGTCCCCGCCCACGTCGCGCAGGGCGTCGCCATGAATTTCCGCGACGAAAGCGGCCTCGACACCGGCATCAACGAGCGCGGCATGTCGCTTGGCCGGGGCGGCTACGGCCTGGCGCAGTGGACCGGCCCGCGCCGCATCGCCCTGGAGGACTTCGCCAAGTCACAGGGCAAGTCGGTCGACGACCCCAATGTGCAGATGGACTTCTTCATGCGCGAGAACGCCGGCCCGGAAAAGGGCGCCTGGAACGCCGTCGTCAATTCGCCCGACGCCAGGTCGGCGGCGGTGTCGTTCGTCAAGAACTGGGAACGCCCGACCTCGGCCAACGTGGCGTCGCGCAGCGCCAAGTACCTCGGCGACAGCCCCAGCGAAAGCGGTGGCGCCCGCTTCGGCGGCGCCGGCCTGGGGACGCCGGGATTGGCGCCGCTGACGCCACCGACGCCGCCGGCGCCGGTGCCGGAAAGCCCAACGATGCAAAACCTCGGCAGCGATCTCGGCGGCCTCGCCGGCTACAGCGGCGGCGCGATCAACCCGCTGCCGTCGTCGACGGTGCCGAGGATACCGATGGCGCTGACGCAGGCGCAGCAGGTGGCGACCGCCGACACGGCGACGCCGGAGGCGATGCGCGCCCAACTGGCGCAGCGGCTGGCGCTGCTCAACTCCGGCAAACTCTGGGGATAGACCATGGCCATACAGCAGGCGGGTTCTTCATACCGCGACCCAATGAAGGCGATGACGATCAAGGCGCTGCAGGCCCGGCAGGCGGCTGCGGCGGCGGCGACCGCCAAATCGATGGAAGTGCCGGCGCAGATCGCCAGCCCCTGGCAGGGTGTCTCGCACCTCGCCGGCATCCTCGGCAGCGAATATTCGCAGAACAAGGTCGACAGCGCCGAATCCGACGCCCGCAACCGGCTGGCGGCGCTGAAGGCGCAGATCAATCCCGAAACCGGCGCCACCTCGCAGCAACTGGCCGACATCGGCCAGTTGGATCAGGACTTTGCCGACAAGGAGTTCGCCCGCCTGGCGGCGGCGCGCGAAGCTGCCAAGTTGGAGACGCAGCGCGAAGCCCACGACACCAGCGAGCGGATTGGCGGGCAGCAGTTCAGCTCGGGCCAGACGCAGGCCGGCTTCACCGAGCAGGAGAAGCAGGCAGCGACGCAGGTCAAGGCCAACCAGGATGCCGCCGCCGCGCAGGTCAAGGCCAATCAGGATACCGCCGCGCAGGCGGCCACAACCGCCGCCGATGCTGCCAAGACGCTGGCACAGACGCAGGCCGAGCAAGCACTGACCAACGCCGCCTACAACGATGACCTCGGCCAGTTGGAGGCCCGCCGACAAAAGGGCCTGATCACGCCAGAGGACTACGCGACGCAGAAGGACGCCATCCTCAACAAGCTCAAGCCGGAAATCTGGAACGTGGCGACGCCGGCGCAGATGTCGGCTGCCGGCTACGCCCCCAGCACACCCGGACAGATCAGCAGCAAGACCAACGAGATCAAGCCGGGAGCGCCTTCCGCCGGCACGGCGGCGGCGAACACCGAGGCGTCCAAGCAGATACTGGAGTTCAATCAGGCCGGCGGCCCGAACGCCCAGAAGGCGATAACGCAAGTCGGCAAGACCTTGGACCTGTTGCAACACGCCACCGGCGCCGGCGGCCTGATCAACATCACTGGCATCCCAGCGGCGGCCATCCAGGAGATTGGTGGCGACACCTTCTCCAAGTTTGTCAATCCGCAGGGGCATATCGCGCAGGACGCCATCCGCGAGACCGTGCAGACGACACTACGGCAGGTGCTGGGCGCGCAGTTCACGCAGCAGGAAGGCGAGGCCCTGATGGCCCGCGCCTTCGATATCGCCCAGACACCGCAAGAGAACATCCGTCGCGCCAAGATACTGCTGGCGCAAGTCGGAGGCATCGCCAAGAACAAGCAGTCGATGGCCGACTGGTACAACACCCACCACAATGACATATCCGGCTGGACGCCGCCGCAAACCGACACCAGCGGCGGTGAAGGCTCCGGAGCCGCCACGCCGGACACCAGCGGCTGGACCGTAAGGCCGAAGGTGAGGTGAGATGGCGAACAACACATGGACCGTCACCGGCCCTGACGGAACTGAGTATGACGTGACGGGACCAAGCTCGCAGGAGGAGGCCATCTCCTACGTGCAGAAGAAATTCCCGCAGGCTTCAACTGGGCAGAATGTCGTCAAGTCGGTCATGAATCCGGCGCAGTCGATCCCCGATCTTCTGCGCACGACTTCCGACTTCGTCACGCTGGGCCTCAACGACCGGCTGCGGGCATGGCTGAAGGGCACCAACTACGCCGACGAGAAGAAGCAGACCGAATACGCCGACACAAGGCTGGGTAGCATCAACGAGGCCGCCGACCTTGGCGCCGCCATGCTGCAGCCATCAGCCGCCGCCGGTTACGTCCCCGAGGCGGGCGCGGCTGGCAGGCTGGGCCAGTTCGGTAAGTCGGCGCTGGGCTGGAGCGCCGAGGGCGCCGGGCAGGCCGGCGCACAGGCGGTCATCAAGGGCGAGGACCCGGTGTCGGCAATGGAAAAGGGAGCCGTCGCCGGTGCCGGCGGCAAGCTGCTGTCGACTGCCGGTCGCCTGCAATGGCCGGGGATGGACCCGATCAAGAAAACCCTGGATGTCACCGGCGGCATCCTGCAGGGGGGCAAGAACCCGATGGTGCAGGCGGGCGTCGGTCTGGCGACCCACGGTTACGGGCCAGCTGCCGGCAATGCCCTCAGCACGATAGGCGCGGCCCTGCCGGCGGGTGCCGGGCGGAGCCTCGTCGCCCCGTCGACGGAGGAAGCGAAGAACTATCTCGCCCGGATGATGATGAACGCGGGGCGGCTATGATCAGCGCTTCCCTTTTCTCCGGTCACCGTACCAATGGGCAAGACCGAGGAACATCCAGAACAGGGCATACAGCATTGTCGTTACTCCTTTGTGGTCTCGCATATAAAGCATCCAGTTCAAGAATTCAAGGGAGGTTCTAGTGCCATTCGACAGCTCGGGCAGTTTTCAACGTGTCATCCCCGGCGGCTGGAAGGCCGATGCGGCTGCGGGTATCAAGATCACGGCGGTGCGCCACGACTCGGAGGACGACGGCTTCGCGCAGGGGCTGTCGACCTGCATCACCAAGGACGGCAGGACGCAGCCGACCGCCAATTTGCCGATGAACGGCAAGAAGCTGACCAATGTCGGCGAGCCCAGCGCACCGCAGGATGGCGCCACCAAGAACTACGTCGACACCTTCAAGTCGTTCACCACCGGCGCCATCATCACCGGCGCCGACGTCAACGGACGCATCTCCTTCACCTCGCCGTCCGGGACCAACGGTTTCAGCTGGACCGGCGCCGACCTGTCGTGGCTGGCCAAGCTGGCCACCGCCGCCGGCCCTGGCAGCCCGCCGGTGCCGCCGGCGACGCTTAACCGGCTGGTGCTGAACGACAAGCCGGACGGCACCGGCACCGACGTGGTGGCGATCAACGACGACGGCAGCGCGACATTCAACGGCGCGGTGACCTCCGGGACGCACACCGCCAACAACGCCGTGGTTGTCACCGGCGCCAACGCCACCGTGCAGATCAAGCCGGCCTCCGGCAACGGCGTCCTGTACTTCTTCGCCAACGACGGCACGACGGCGCGGGGGTATCTCTACACCAGCGCCGATTCGGTGGCGAACATGACCCTCGTCTGCAACGGGCAGATATTCCAGTTCACCACCGCCGGGGAATTCTATTCTCCGCAGGCGGTCCATGCCGGGGCCGCGTACATGGATACCGGCGGCAACATCGTCGGCAACATCTGGACCAACTGGGGCGCGGGCGACGCCTATAGCGCCATCGGTGCCCGCATCGAGGCCCGAGCCACCGCGTGGGCCAACGACCGCGTCGCCAACCTGCAATACCGCAAGGTGTCGCTCGGCTACAACGGCACGTCGGGCGGCTTCAGCAATCTCGGCGCCGGCACGGTGATCTGTGGCTACAACCGCGACGCCGGCAACACCGGGCAGGTCGCCGGCCTCTACTACATGACCTTGCAGGTCTACGATCCGGTGCGCGGCTGGGTAGGTTTCACCGGATGAAGATCATCGATTATGGGTTCTTCCTGCCCATCGAGGAAGAGGACACGCCGGAAAATCCCGGCCCGCATCTTCTGCGCTACGAGAACGACCGTGGCGAGGACTGGTACACGCTGCGCAGGGACCTGATGCAGTGGGAACCGGAAAACGGCAAGTTCGTCTCAGCCATCCTCGGCGCGTGGGCCTTGGTCGATGAAGAGGGTGTCCTCACCAATGTCGAGTACGACCCTTCAAGGCTGGCGCCGCTGCGCCACCGCGTCATCGGCATCGACACCAGCCACAAGGACATCCGGCCCGGTTGGACCTACAGGGACGGCGAACTCCGCGAGGGGCCGCCGCTGCCGTGGATGGAGAACAAGCCATGATCGTCAGTAGGACTGTTTTCCTAAATCCCGTCGAGCCGGAGTTCCTGGCGTTCCGGTTTTCGCAAGGCATCGACACCAGGGTCGACCTGCATTTCAAGGACCAGAACGGCGCGCCGCACACCTCGGACCTCGTCGCCCAGTTGCAGATGACCGGGCGCTCGAACCGCATAACCGATTATTACCCCGTCCCCAGCACCGACACCGTCAACGGCGTCGCCAGGCTGCTGATCCCGGCGGGGCTGCAATACGACCCGAATGGCTGGCAACTCAGGCTGACCGGCACCGTCAACCAGGAGCCCAGGGTCGTCGCCTACGGCGTCGCCACGGCGGTCGCCGGCGCCGGGCCGCAGATCGAGCCGGCGGACGTCATCGACAGCATCGACCTGCATTTCTTCTATGGCAACGCCGTCAACATGACGATCAAGCTGTGGGCCGATTCGCAGAAGTACACGCCCTACGATCTCACCGGCGTCACCATCTCGGCGGCGGTCTATGTCGGGGCCGGTGGGACGTCGTTGCTGCCGTTCACCATCACCAGCATCGCCGGCAACGCCGTCACCATGAGCTTGACCTCGGCGCAGGTCGGGACGCTGCCCGCCCTATGCTGGTGGTCGTTGCAAGTGTCGTCGGCTCCCGGCACCACCACTTTGGCGCAGGGGAATGTAAGTGTGACCGCGCCATGACTAAAGTGGACGTCGAGATTTCAGGGGCGGTCATCGAGCAGGACGTCGTCGTCACCGTCGCCCAGCCGGGAACGCCGACGACGCCGTCGCCGCACGATGTCGGCCTGGTCGAAATCTCGCTACCCTCGAACCTGATCCCCGGACCGCCGGGGCCGCCAGGCGCCAACAGCACGGTTCCTGGCCCGGCTGGGCCGACTGGCGCTACCGGCGCGACAGGCCCTTCGGGGCCTCCTGGAGCCACGGGCGCCGACAGCACGGTTCCAGGCCCACCCGGACCTGGCGTCGCGCCAGGTGGCACCACCGGGCAGGTCTTGGCCAAGATCGACGCCACCAACTACAATACCCAGTGGGTGGCGCAAACCGGCGGTGCTGGCGTCACCGATGGCGACAAGGGCGATATCGTCGTTTCCGGCAGCGGCGCGACGTGGCTGTTCGACGCGACCGTCGTCACCCCGGCGGCCAAGACGGTTCTGGACGACACGACGACGCCCGCGATGCTGACGACGCTGGGCGCGCTGCCGGCGTCCTCCTATACCGCCGCCGACGTCATGGCCAAGGTGCAAACCCTGGATGGTGCTGGATCGGGTCTCGATGCCGATCTGCTCGACGGCCAGAGCAGCGCCTACTACCTCGATAATGCCAACTCGACCGGCACCCTGCCGGCGGCCTCATTCAACGACACCACGCACGGCAACCGGGCCGGCGGGTCGCTGCACCCGGCGGTGACGACCTCGGTCAACGGCTTCATGATCGCCGCCGATAAAACCAAGCTCGACGGCGTCGCCACTGGCGCTGGCGTGGCGGTGCCACCGGCCACGGTCGCGCCGCTGATGAACGGCACGGCAGCGGTGGGGGCGGTCGCCAAGTACGCCAAGGAAGATCATATCCACCCGACCGACACGTCGCGGGAACCTTCCCTTCCGGCGGGCGGCACGACCTCCAACTATTTGCGCGGCGACAAGACGTGGGCAGTCCCGGCTGGCGGCGGGGCCGCCACCAGCATCAGCGACACCCCGCCGGGATCGCCGGTCGCCGGGCAACTCTGGTTCGAGAGCGACACCGGCAACACCTTCATCTATTACACCGATGCCGACAGCAGTCAGTGGGTGCAGCAGAACGTTCCGCCAGCCGGGTCGAGCGACACGTGGCAGGGGCAGTTCCTCAAATTCTCGACCACCGCCGCTTATGGCGGTCTCTGGTTCACGCAGGCCGACATGGGCTTCGGCTTCAGGACCACGCCCAACCGCTTTGTATGGAACGACAAGCCCGATCTCAGCGGCACCGATGTCGCCACGATGGGCGACGATGGCCGGCTGGCATTGGGTATGGCGCTGCCAGCGGCGGCCAATTACCGCAGCGCGCTGACGACCAATTCCGATATCACGATAGCCAATTCCGGTTCGCTTGCCTTTAACGCTTATTTCGACCCAATCGCTGGGTCTTGGAAGGCGTTGGCGGCTGGCTATGCTGGTTATCTTTATTATGATTTGACAAGCGGTGGGGTCAGTTTGGGGCGCAGTACGGCGTCCGTCGCGGCTGGCGCAACCCCGTCCTTGATGTCCTTGATGGCGTTCGACGCGACGGGGAACGTGACTTTCCCGGCGACCATCGCCGCCAACAACGGCTACCCCATTCTCGCTGCCGACAGTACCAACCGCTATTTCGCCACCGGGTCCAATCGCGCGCTGATGTGCAACACCTCGACCGGTGACTGGCAGTTGACGACCGAGGGTGGTTACCGCTTCAACAGCCGCAACACTGATGGCCGCTTCTTGGTGCCGGGGTCAGTGTGCAGCAGCAATCTGGAGAATTTCGGCTTAACCCTTGGCGGCGCTGTTCGGTATTTCCTCGCCTACGACAACAACGCCATTTACTGGGATGGCGCGAACAGCAACTGGACCTGCCTGTCGACCGGCGGCTGGCGCTGGTCCTGCGTCAATTCCACTGGCGATTTCTCCGTTCCGACCACGGCGACCAAGCCGGGTGGCGGCGCATGGGCGGCGACATCCGATATCCGCATCAAGACGGTCAACGGCCCCTATGAGGGCGGGCTGGCCGAGGTTCTGGCGCTCAATCCGGTGCGTTACACCTACAAGGGTAACGTCATGATGCGCGCGCCGGAGCCTGAAACTCCGGCGAAGGAAGGCGAACCCGCGCCGCTCGCAAACGAACCCACGCACAGGCAGGTCGAAGGCAAGGAGTTCGTCGGTCTTGTCGCGCAGGAGGCGGAGGTGCCGATGCCGGAACTGGTCAGCCTGACCACCGGCTGGATCGACGGCGAGGAGATCAACGATCTCAGGTCGCTCGACACGACGCCGCTGATCTTTGCCTTGGTCAACGCTGTCAAGGAACTGTCGGCCAAGGTCGAGGCTCTGGAGGCGCAACTACCATGAGCTTATGCGTCTTTCCAGCAATCTCCACGCAGGATCATTCCGATCAGGTGGCGGGTCACGCCGTAATCAGCCGCGATGACGCGGTAGGGACGGCGTGGATCAGCACGGATAGCGCGAACCTGTTCAGGATTAAGGCGGTTCCAAGCGTGACTACGTTTGTTGAGATATTGCTCTCGGCGTGTTGCCCAGCGGCAATTGCTAGGTTCGTAATCACCGTTGTTGTCGATACGTTCAAGGGTGAGTTTTGGCGGGCGCGGCCCCATGTCAGCGATAAAATTCGCGAAATCAGCCCAGCGTTCGCACATACCAATGCCGCGCGCGCCGTAGTTGTGAAAGCTGTTGCGCTTAGGGTTGTGGCAACGTTGGCGGGCCATAACCCAAGACCAGTAGCCGGGAGGTTTTGCGTTGTTCATCTCCTTCCCTTAGCGCGGAAATAGGAGGTTGTCATCGCGTTTAACTTTCCCAACTCGCCCGTCGACGGCACCGTCTTCACCCCCTCCGGCGGGCCAACTTATACTTTTTCGGGCGGCGTCTGGAAGCTGTCCGGCGGCGGTTCCGGCTTCGTCGTCGTCTCCGACACGCCACCGCCGACGCCATTTCCGGGGATGCTGTGGTGGGAGAGCGACACCGGCGCGTTGTGGTTCTGGTACGTCGACGCCAATTCGAGCCAGTGGGTGCAGATCAACTTCACCCCGACCGGCGTCGCCACCGCCGAGACGCGGAACAGACTTGTAAATGGCGCGATGCAGATATCACAGGAGAACGGCGACACCGCAGTCGGAAACGCTGCATATCCGGCTGATCAATGGATAGGTCTTTATGGCGCTGGCGGGCTTACGTCGATTTTTGGCAGGGGTGCAGACAGTACGCTTACCACGAACAAGCGTCGTATCGTTGCCTTGGTGCAGACGCCTAAAGCCACTCTTGCGGCCAACGATTACGTAGCGATGACGCAAAGGATTGAAGGCACCCGCGTGGCAGATTTCCAGTGGGGGTCCGCTAGCGCCAAGCCGGTTGTGTTGGCTTTCAAGGCGTCTGCCAATAGCGGAACCTATGCAATCAGTCTTCGCGGTGGAACTGGTCGATCCTACGTGGTCAATTTCGTGATCCCAACAACTAATCTGTGGGCGCAATATTCGATTGCTATCCCCGGCGATACTGGTGGGACGTGGGTAACGGATACGGGTGTGGCATTGGAAGTTGGCTTTGCCCACTCCATCGGTTCATCGTCTCTGACCGCGCCCGGCACATGGACGGCGGGAAATTTCCTTGGCGCAACCGGAATGACCAACAACGCAGCGGTTGCGAACGGGTTCAGCATCGGCGATGTCGGCCTCTATCTCGACCCGCTCGCCACCGGGGTGCCGCCGCGCTGGCAGATGCCCGACGAGGCGCAGGAACTGGAAGCCTGCAAGCGGTACTGGCAATGGTTCCCATCAATAGTTGTTGAAACAAATATTGTTACGCAAAGTACGATTTTTCCGGTGGCCATGCGGGCCGTCCCCGCTTTTACCTCGTCTACCGGAGCAGCTTTCACCGCTACTTCCGTAACGTATTGGACAGCCTTGTTTTATAACACCACCCGTACGTTCGCGGATGTCGTGGCCAACGCGAGAATGTGATCATGCCCTACGTCTCTTGCCAATATGCCCCACCCGATCCGCTGCAGCCGGAGCCGAAACCGGCTGGCCAGCGCGCCCTCACCTGCACCGACGACCAAGGCCGCGTCTGGTGGCTGACCGAGGACAGCCAAGTCGGTGACTGGCTCGAATTTCTCAAGCGTGGCGGCATCGTCGAGCCTTACGTGGCCGCGCCCGAAGCCAAACCGGCGAAAAGGAAGAAATAAGTGTTCGACTTCCCGGCTAGCCCATCTGTCGGTGCCGTCTACACCCCGGCAACAAATGGTCCTTCGTGGCAGTGGAACGGCCAAGGCTGGGCGCAGATTTCACCAATCACGTTGATCCCGGACGAGGTCGTCGGCGGCATGATCACCATCGCCAGCACCGCCCCCTCTTCCCCCGCCGTCAACGATGTCTGGATCGACACCACCTGATGGCCACGGCTCCCGTCACCGTCCTCAATTTCAATCCCGGCTCGCTCACCTCGCCGTTCACCACGGCGTCGTTCACCCCGGTTGCCGGCACCCGTCTGGTGGTGTTTGGCGTCTCGGCCCGCAACGCCGTCATCACCGTCGAGCCGACGATCTCGTCTTCGGCGCTGACGTGGACCAAGATCGGCGGCGTCAAGACCTCGACCTTCGTCAATCCCGACCTCTACATCGTCGGCTGGATTTCAAACCTCGTGCCGGCCTCGCCCGCCGCGATGACGGTGACCATCACCAACGCCAGCGCCAACGCCGTCGCCGCCTGCGTCATTCAGGTCGCCGGGGCCGACACCGACGGCACGGTGATTCAGGCGATCACTGGCGAGGATTTGCTCAACGGCGACCCCTCCTACACCTTTGCCGCCACGCCCGGAGCCTCGCGGCTGGTGCTGGGCTGCTGCTGGATGTCGGGCGGCAACGCGATCACCAAGCCGACGACCTACATCAATCTGTTCGACAACACGCCGACCAACATCACGGCCCGGCGCGCCGAGGTCCATTACGCCATCACCTCGCCGCCGAAGGGGCCGAACCAGTCGACCTCGACCAACGTCCGCTCCATCGTTCTGGCGGTCGAGCTTGGCGTCACCGCCGCCCCCACGGGCCGCGCCAAGGTGTGGAGTGGATCAGCGTGGGTGATCAAGCCGTCGAAGGTCTGGAACGGCTCCGCATGGGTGCAGAAACCTGCTAAAATCTGGACCGGAAGCATCTGGAAGACCTGAAGGGAAAACGACAATGGGCAGTGGACCAAAACCAAGCAGTGGCGCCCAACAGGGGCAGTCAGCGGCACCTGCGACAGGGATCGCGCAGACAGCACCGGGCGTGGGCGGCGCTCCAGGCGGCCAGCCGGCGGACCAGCAGATGCAGATGGCGATGTTCAAGAAGGCGCTGGCCAACAAGATCATGGCTGACGCGCAGAGCCCCGCCATGGGCTTCAACAGGCCGCGCGGCCCCTACGGCGTCGGCTAGGGGAGGAACACCATGATCGGAGCCCTTATCACGCTCAGAGGCTAAGACGATGCCCAGCCTTTAGATGCCGGCGCTTGATGTTCTCGATCCGGGTTATCCACTCGCAATTGCTGGGCTCATAACCCTTGTCACTGTCGATCCGATCAATGCTTAGCCCTTCAACGTAACCGTGGGACCGAGCCCAGTCTCGAAACGGTTTGAAAGTCGACCACTCTTCGCAAAGCCTGACGCCTTTGCCTCCGTAGTATTTGTATCCGGGGCTGGTCAAGTTGGTACAGCGATGTCGCATCATGTAGTAAACTCGGTACAGCTTACCTCCGGCTTCGCCATGTGTTTTTCGAGAAGACGGCCTATGTCGTATACAGCCGCAGGAAATCTGCCGCCCGAGATTTCCCGCAAGCACGACAGTTTGCTGTCCGCAGTCGCATTGGCAACGCCAAGCCACGCGTCCCTGCTTTTCTAAGCGTTCTATAGCCTTCAACATTCCAAAGCGTTTACCGGAGAGGTCGGCAAAAAGCGTCATAGGGAGTCCCGCCATGATTGGTGCTTTGATCACTGTTATTGTGTACTTGCTGGTTTTAGGGCTTTTATGGTGGTTAGTAAACTACGTCTTGGACAGCGTCCCGATCCCCGATCCGCCGAACCGCATCATCAAAATCGCCTTGATGGTGCTGATGGTGATCATCGTCATCGTGCTTTTGCTGAATCTCATCGGCGTCGGCATCGGCAACGACATCCATCTGCCTAGGCTGGGATAGAAAAACCCCCCTGACGCGGCGGGCAATCAGGGGGGCGCCGGACAACGCAATACGAAAAGTCCGGCTCACTAACTCAGTGGAACATGTCGGCGCCGGCGACCTCGCCGTCGTCGAAGGCGGCGCCCGCCGACACCCTGCCGTCGATGCGCGGGCCATCCTTGATGATCTGGACGTGGTTGAGCGCGAAAGAGACGCCTTTCTTGCCGGAATTGATCCAGGCGAACGGCGAGACGTTGAAGCGCACCAATTGCCCGGCCCAGACCTGCTCCGGCAGCAACACCGGCTGGCGGTTGGCGTCGACGATGTCGGGCTTGTTCTTGGTCCATGGATTGATGAAAACGTCGCCCTCGTTATAGCCGTTGTACCTGCCGGCCTTCTCGCCGGCGTCGCGGAACGGCATGTGGATTTCCTTCATGTTGACCTGGGGGCCGAACTTGGTTCGGGCGACGGTAACGCAGGCATCCCGCAGCGCCTTGAAGAAGGGGTGCTTCTGCTGCTCCTTGTCGAACAGGATGGCGCCGGAATAGACCGCGTCGCCGCCTTCGGCGCGCTCCTTCGGCTGGAAGAACTGTGGGAAAGCGAGGGTTCCGTAGGGGGTATTGAGCATGACCATGTCGATTCCTTTTCAATATTGCTGATATTGCGATATGCCTGATGACTCTACGTTCAAGAATTCAACGTGTCAACGCCGTCGTTGAAGGCGTCGCTGGCGACACCGACTTTCACCGCCTTGTAGGCGGCGCATACCGTCTTGCGGACGCACCAGCGGCAGTAAGTGCCGGGGGTTTCGGTTTCGTCGCCCTTGTTGATGCGCTTGATGGCCGGCTGCAATTCGGCGTCGCCCCAGTCGATGAGTTC